GCAAAATAACAATAAGGCAAGTACTTTAATGGTAACTATACCGTTAGAATGGCGTAAATTACATAATTTGAAAAAGGGAAGCTATCTTAAATTTACATATGATAATGAAAGTATAATAATTACTAAGATTGAGGTGGATTAAATGAAACCGATTATATTAAGACCTTACCAACAAGAATGTTTAGATATAATGACGGGTACAAAAGAAGGTAATTATTTAAATCAAATGGCCACGGGACTTGGAAAAACAATTATTTTTGCTGAATATTGTAATACGACTGATTATAATATTTTAATCTTAGTTCACCGGGATGAACTAATTTACCAGCCGATTAAATATATTAATGAAGATGTGGGAATAGAAAAGGCTATTAAAAAATCAAATGGTGAACGTATTGTAATTGCAAGCGTTCAAAGTTTGCATAGGAGACTTGAAAATTTTGACCCAAATAGGTTTGATGTCATTATTACCGACGAGTGTCATCACAGCTGTGCTAAATCCTATCGTAAAATATATGATTATTTCAACTTCAAAATACATTGGGGATTTACAGCTACCCCAAACAGGAATGATAATATTAGATTATCCGATATATATCAAAGGATTTTATTTGCCAGGGATTTAAAATTTGGCATTGAAAATAAATTTTTATCTGATATTAAATGTTATAGGACATATATTAATTATGATCTTTCAAAAATTGAGTCAGATAGTGAAGATTATAAAATTAACGCCTTAAATCAGGCAGTTAACACCAATGAGAATACTTTGGCAATTGCTAAAGTATACGAAGATATGGCAGTTGGAAAAACTTTGATTTTTGGTGTAACGGTCGATCATTGTAAATCATTACAACAAGAAATCCCAAATAGTATTGTAATAGACCATAAAACAAAATACCGGGAAAAACATATTGAAAGATTTAAAAATGGTGATATTAATTGTTTAATTAATTGTGGTATTTTTACAGAGGGTACGGATTTACCAATGATCGAAACTATTATTATTGCAAGACCGACAAAAAACGTTGCTTTGTATACTCAAATGGTTGGTCGTGGGACTAGACTTTGCAAAGATAAAACACATTTAACATTAATTGATTGTGTTGGGGTTTCAAATTATGATCTTTGTACCGCTCCAACATTATTGGGATTAAAATTCAATGATAAAGAAACATCCAGATCTAAGAAGTTAGAAGGTAATTTATTTGATCTTCCTGGAAAGATTGAAAAATATGTTGATAAACCGGATATTTGGCGTTATCAATATAAAGAAATCAATATATGGGCAAAATCAAAGCAATTAAATTTAAGGGGTATAAACTTCTTTAAAATGCCAGATGGATCATTAATATTAAGTTTTCCAGGTTTTAAAATAGCTATTGAACCAATTGACAATTTAAATTGTACTATTTATAAGGGTAAACGTGTTTTTGCTCAAAAATTGATTGACCGCTTATATAAATATCTTTTAGAAACACACATGGATAAAAGATATTTGTGGGATTTTGAAAGTGTGAAAAAGTGGGATAAGATACCAGCCACCGAAAAACAAATTGATTACATTAAAAAATATTTGCATGATTATGATTGTAAAAACTTAACTAAATTACAAGCAAATCAAATATTAAGCCGATTATTTAATAAGTAAAATAATGTAAAACTTCTGCAGGGTATTTTTCCTAAAATATGGAAGGGTGATGAAATGAAAATAGAATACATTGATTATTTAGATGCATTGATAGGGTTGAAAGTTGGGGTAAATGCAAAATCTCATGACAATACAATGTTTGGAAAATTAGAAAAAATAGTTATGTGCGATGATAAATTAACCGGAATAATTCTTGATAAATGGGGATTTATTCATATAGACACAATCTATAGAATAAATAAATGGAAAGGATAATGAAATGATAATTAAAAAATATTATACCGCTGCATTCAATGGAACAAGTAAAGAATGCTTAATGAAAAGATGTCCTGAAAAGGAATTTAAAAGAAAAAATAATTTTGTAATTAAATGTTGTAATAAAATTGGTAGCTGTACCACAATATATTTAAGTGAAAAGAAAGGATTAATTAAATGAAAAATTATGATCCGTTAGATGGTGAATGGCATGAAATTAAAGATACTATTAAAGGAAGGTGATTAAATGTTTATAAAATATGAAATTGATGAAGACGATAGCCATAAAATGTCTATTGTTCAATGTGGTATTAGTGCTTATGGTATTACCAAGGAAATATGTTTTAATAATTTAAATGACATCATAACACATCATATGTGTGAGTTACACCAAGTATTGCATACTAATTTAGATAAAATAAGACTTAGTAAAATCACATTAGAGGTTAATAATCATATTACATTTAATGATAAAACAATTGAATTAATTGAAAATTGGGTTGAGACTCATAGGAGGGATAAAAATAATGGAAAATGAAAGAATGTTAAATAGATCAAAAAGATTTGAATTAGATGCTATTGATACATGTGAAAATTTAAATGATTATGAGGAAAAAATAAAAGCTTTCCAGATAGAATTGACTAAATTAATTAATAACCATAGTTTAGAAAATATAACTAATACCCCTGATTTTATAATCAGTAATTATTTAATAAACTGCTTAAGGTCTTACCACACTTTACATTTTAATCGGGATATATGGTATTGTAAAGATGAAAAGCCAGTTAAAAAATGTATAATGTGTGATAAGCTTTTATCAGAACAAGAAAGAATATATGATACAAATCATTATTTATGTAGTTCTGAATGTGTTAATGATTATATGAAAATAGTTCTTTGGAGAAATAACAAATTTATCGTTAATGAAAAGTTATTAAATGAATACAGGAAAAAAAATAATCAAAAAAATATTAGTATTACTCAAATTGAAAAAAGAATTGATAATATAACACCTTTAAAGGATGTGGAAAAATGAGCAATAAAAAAGAATATAATAATTTTTTGGAAAGTCAAATAAATAAAGTTATTAAATATATCAATGAAAATAATTTAGGTTTTGGGTGGAAAAATAACCCTAATAGAAATTATCAAGGGACTTTTTTAGATGGTGAACCCTTTGATTATAATATTATAACCCCTACTAAATCATACTTTTTTGATTGTAAACAAACTGAATTATTACACTGGCAGGTATTAAAGAAAGATGTAAAACAACTGCTTAATTTAAACAAAATTGCTGATTGTGGACACGATGCATTCATATTAATATATTTTATATTTGATAATAAATTGATGAAAATAGATACCAAGAATGTCCTTAGAATATTATCAAGTCGAAAATATATTAAACCTGATGATTGTTGTAAATTTAATAACTTCGATGATATAATAAACTAAATCAGCATTTAAATAAAAGTACTTTTTTTCATTCAATATATCCTTTACAATAATAATAGATGGTGTAAACCATCTATTATTTTATCATTAACATTGTATCAAACAAAAAAATTACTATATAAAATTACTATATAAATTTATCACATTTGTTTTATCATTTCAATTAATATATTAATGGTGATACGTTGAATTGAATACTTGTTAAATCTAAAGACCCGCCACTGTGTTGATACGCAAAAAATTCTAAATAATCATTAACGCTTAAATTTAATATAACATTATATGAACCACCAAACCTACCTTCACCATCATGACCAGCTGTATAGCCATTATACGCAACATTATTTTTGTATAAATATAAAATCCGACCAGAGGTTGAACTATCTGCAAATCTACCAGATATATTTATATTATAACGACCTGCTTTTAGGATAGTAATCCTACTATTATTTGTTGAATTATCATGCATAACCATTGGATCATATTCTTCACTGGTAAATGATATAGCTGTTAAACTCCCATCACTAATACTTTGTGTGTCCTTTGTTAAGATACAACTATACAGGCCTAACGGAGTACCAATTACATTAGTAATAATAAATTGATTACCAATTTTCATCAAGATTACATTTGATCCGACTTTTAATCCGATTAAATTAGTTGTTGATTTACAATTAATCGGATTATCAGCAGGATAAATTGACACTTGCAAAGGATCAAGATCATATACTATACCCGTAAAAAATTTATTTTCAGGATTTTTATTTAGAATAAAACTGAGATAATTATCCATGTCAATATGTACTCCTTATCCTTTTAATTTTACTGTTAACTAAGCCTCCGGTTTTTAGGTTATATGTCATAGACTCTAATTTATAAATACTATCAACATCTAACTTAGTGTTTTTAAATCTATAACTATCGCCCTGCCATGGTAAACCGTCGTTTTCCCTGGCAGAAATAAACATGTGTTTGTAATCAACGCTTTCCTCTATTTCCAACATTTTTAATAATTCCCGTCTTGCCCGTAAATCAACATAATCTTGACTAACTGCATCCGATTGGAAAATTTTTGTTATATATCTCCCTAAAGATGAATAACTTAATGGATGGCTTCCTAAACCTTCGTTTTCAAAAGTCCATACTTTGTAAAGTGGTTCAGTATCTTGTGCTAATTGGTTATTAATAATAACCACCCTATTATACATATTAGTGTAATCTAAATTTAATTCAATACCAGGTGCATAAATACTTAAATTGTCATCAATAAACTCATAACATTTATTTGTCTCTTTATTCCACGGGATAGACCTAAAAACACCATTACCATCCACCCACAATGGATAATAATTAATCATATTAAGTAAGCTATTAATTATAAATAATTTTGATTTACCTAATTCATAACTCACATCCGTTGCCAAAACTTCATCGGATGGTTCTATATCAGCGTTAACCCATAACGTTTCATAAGAATATAATAATGTATTTTCTATTATGTCAATTACACTCTCACCAGCTTCATAAGTAACACTATTTATCATTTTATCTTGTTCTAAAGCTAATAATAAGTCATATCCTTGAATCGGTCTTGTTACTAGTTTAGCATCTGATTTTTTCTTTGGTGACGATAACATAAAAGTCCCTAAAGGGAATCTATATGTATCATTCAACACATACCAAGGTCTAATTAAATCAACTAAATAATTAATGTTGGTATTATTTCTAATATTAAAACTTACCGATCCTATCACATCTCTAGAGAAATCCATAGTAATACTTGCACTGTCTTTAATTACATAATCAGTCACCCATCCAGCATTTTCATACCTTTCATTATTTAAAGATAATAATTCAAACTCAAATTTTTCATATCTATTCTTAGTGAAATAATTGCCAGCACTAACTATGAAATTAGCAGGATATATAATTCTTATCCGTGGCGTTAATGCTTCACAAGTTATTTCAATCAATGGGACATTAATTGTTATATCTTCTTTAAGGGTTACAGTTGGTGCTAAAGCCGTAACATTACAATTAATCAGCGGTGCATTAATTATTATATTATGTTTTACAGTTGGCGTTAAAGCCTGGACATTACAATTAATTAAAGGAACACTTATTCTAATATTATGAGTTACAGTTGGGACTAAAGCCGTAACATTACAATTAATTAATGGTACATCTACCTTCATATTAATTTTTACAGTTGGGGTCAAAGCCGTAACATTACAATTAATTAACGGTGCTATTATTCTTTCGTTATATTTTACAGTTGGTGCTAAAGCTGTAACATTACAATTAATTAGTGGGGTAGTTACTGTAATTGAAGCTAGATCACCCAAAACTTCAAAAATAACCTCCCTTGAAGTAGAAGCTGACCAACTCCCCGAACTATTAGAAGCATAATTACCATCATGTGCCAAAGTAGTCCCGTCATATCCGATTCTAAGTGCTAATTCCTCCGTTCCTTGTGTACACATTACAGCAATAACGTAATTAGTACCTTGTGTAACAAGATAAGGGGTACTAAAAGTAAACTCTATCCAACTTACAGACGTCCCAATATCTGATAAATTGACCGCATCAGATGTGGCTAACAATGAGCCTGGCACACTACTTGACCCATATGTTCCCGAATGTGCGTATAGATAGGCTCTAACTATTTGTGTAGTATCCCCGGCATCCCTTCTTAAATAAAATCTTGCTTTTGTCACATTATAACTATAATCGGCTGTAAAACTTTGCGATCTACCTTCAGGCGTAATACTGGTATAACTTGTCGTACTTGTTGCAGTATAATTAGCTTCCGAATAACTATCAAGTATAGTTGACATTTACATCACCCCTTAAGCAGCCACCGTAAATGTTGCGATTCCACCGCTATTAAATGTAATAATTAAATCAACACCAGCAGGACTTTTATTTTCACCAAAGTCTATACATGCAATCAATGGATTAGTTGCAGCACTACCTGGACTTGAATCATAAATAATTGCATAACGTGCGGTTAATGTTACAGCTGAAAAAGTAACATCATCACCGTCAATCTTACAAACATTTGTTCCACTTGTATATGTGATACTACAATTAGCAATCGTATTACCTCCTGATGTGTAATTTGTTCCTGATGATGACACCTCATTTGTTATGTCATCAAAAAAATCATGGGTGTCTTGATCCGGTGTGTAACTTGAAGTACATAAAGCCATTTTGATAGCATCTGAATTAAAATCAATTTTTTTATCTAATAAATTTTTAATAAAATTACCATATAAAAAAGCACTTTCGGCCATTTTAAAATCACTCCTTTTCTATTTGGGTTATATTACATTTAAAATTATAAACTCTTCCATTTTCTTGTTTTGTAAAGCTAGGATTCATAATTGCACAATCAAACCATCTTCCACTATGATCCCTAAAAAATAAATCGTCTGAACTCTGAACAATTGCCTTAACATCTTCTAAGTCAGCAATAAGTATATCACAACTAAAACTTAATTCTTGACTCAGAATTTCCGATTGATATTTAACCGGGTAACTTCTACCTTCAAATTTTTGTAATACTGTCTCTCGTTCTACTTTGTCCGTTAATTCTGCATTCTGGTTTAATGTCACATAATTTAAGTAATTTTCACCACTATTTATAAAATATAAACCTAAACATGTCAATGTTACATAATCATTAACTGCTTGCGCCACCGTTGGAGTTGCACTTACAGACTCGATTATATAATAGCACGGTANNCNAATAATTGGTATATAATCAGTTACCGATGTATTAAGACCAATATTTTCCAAAATCAAATAATAATTAATTCCATCGGTTGAACGGTAAACATTATTAGTAATAGCTTCAATTTCTTCATCTTCAGGACTTGGATTGGTAATTGCAATATTAACCGTTCCGTTAGTTTCATCGGATGTTAAAACAAATGATGGTGTGGGAGGTACTGCAAAAGATGTATTAAATTCTGTAGAAGTTTCCTCACTCCATAATCCAGTTGAATCCTTAACTTGTAATGTTACTGTATATATTGAATTATTCAATAGTAGTGTTGTAAAGTTAACGGTTTCATTAGAACTAGCTAATGATTGAGTTTCGAGCAAAGTATCATTTGAATCATATAATTTTGCTAAAAATTCAACTTGTGAAGTTCCTGTAAAACTCCATGTCATAGTCAACAAGCTTGTTGCATAATCGCTTGCACTTGTTGGACTTGTTATTGTCCCGATCGGAATATCGGCACAATAAAATGTTTTTTCAGCACTCCAAGCCGATCCAGTTGAATAAGCTCCCCAAGTTTTAACCTGGTATTTATAAGTTGTTCCATTTGTAAATGTTTCAGCAGCAAAACTATGACTTGAGGTACCTGACACCGTTTCATTAACTTGCGGTGTACCCGGGTAGCTTCCACCTTCTACTTTATATTGAATACTATATTTAGTTTGTACTGAACCATCTAACGGATTATGTTGCCATGTAAAAACTTTGGCATTTGTCGCATCAAAATATGTCGAATCTGGACTTAAATTACTTGGTGCGCTTGGTGCCTGTAGTATTGTTAATTCATTGCTTGATACATAAGCACTATTCAAACTTCCATAAGTATTAGTATATGATCTAACTTGATATTTAACTATATTTGGTGGTGTAGTGTCCGTCCATGAAGTAGTCCCAGCACTAACAGTTGTTTCATCTTGCCATGCTTGCCACGTTCCACCAGAATATTCAGACGATTGTATTTTAAACCCATTTTCATTGGATGAATTATCTGTCCATGACAAAACAACGCTACTCCCTGAACTAATAGCAACAACGTTACTTGGTGCCGATGGTGTGGTGTTTACATAATCTGAATAAGCATAACCAACATTAGCTAATTGGTTAGCACACCATATACGATATCTATATTGCCTATTTGCAATAGTAGTCGTATCGGTAAAGCTTGTTGCGTTGACATCCGTTCCTGCTATTGTATACCAACCATTTGTAACATTATCCCATCTATCTATAACTAAATTCGTATATGGTCTATCTGCTGAATTATTATTAGTAAATGTCATGCTAATATTGTTATCGCTATTTCTAGTTGCAACTAAATTCGTCGGCGCAATTGGTTCACTAATTAAAAACACACCTACTAGAATACATTCGTCTGTATCCATCGAACCACCAGCTAAACCAACAATAGAAGGAAACCCATTTGTATTAGTTTTTAAATAACTATCTAATGAAGTGTGTGTTCCTGCTATATGACCACCCGATGGGTTTCTATAAACCCCTACATAATAATTAGCTGCCCCAACAACAAGGGGACTTGGTAATGAAATTTCTTGCCATGCTTGCCCCCCTACACTTTCAGAACCAGGTGTCATAGTAAAAGTGTCTGTTTGTGCTACTACATAACCATTAGAACCATTCCAAATAGCTAATCTTGCTAAACAATTAGAAGACCTGGCATTTACTAAAACTCGTAACTTAGTAATGGCATAAGTACCACCAATATAAATTAAAGCGGCTTCTTGGTTTGATGTATTCAAACCAAACCAATGATAATCATTGGGTGTCGGTGGTGTACTATTATTTGTTACATTGTAATACCAGCCCATTAAACAACACCTCCCCTTGTCACTGCTTCAACTTTTATTTGATTTAAAAAGTTTTTCAATTTAACGATATCATCGATATCATCAAAATTCACATTCAAATAATTATTAATGACATTTGTAACATTATTAATTAAACTATTATTACCAATACCATTATCAGCTGAATTTATATTCTTATTTATATTTATATCCGCACCTAAATTGGTACTTATATTTTCTAATGTATTATTTACTAAATCTTTAGCATTTTCTAAACCCATTGATAAACCTTGCATCATGTTTTCACCAATTGAAGCAAAAACTTTTGATGGTGACGAAATACCTAATAATTTTTTTACTCCTGCTGGTAACGATTGAACTATTTTTCCCATAGCATCAGCAGCCTTGCCAGCCATGGATTTAATACCACTGATTAACCCATCAATTATATCTTTTCCGACTTCTTTCATGAATGCCGCTTGTTTTTTAGCTACTGTGACAATACCAGCCCACATTTTAGTAAAAATATCAGCAATATTGCTCCAAACGGCACTCCAATCACCTTTTATTAGTGCGGTTGCTGTTTTTATAATGCTTTTTATCACATCTAAAACAGTCAGTATTACTGTTTTTATTTTACTTAACTCATTTTCAACGATCGGACGTAAATAAGGCCAGACAGCGTCCCATATTACTTTTGCTTCTTGGATCTTCTTACCTAAGTGTTCAAAAACAGCAGAACCAAATTCACCTAAAGCCCGAACAATATCCATTATTATTGGCCTTGCTTTTAATATCGTATCAAGTAAAAATGGTTGAACTACAGGGATAACATCATCAAATATTTTTTTAACCAGTGCCATAGCCTGGTGAAATTTTTCAATTCCTTGACTTACTAAATCCATTACTATTGGTTTTGCTATTACAAATATACCCATCAATAATGACCAAAGTGCTTGTAAAGCACCTGTTCGATACATTACATAGCCAATGACCGCGCCTATAGCTGTAAAAATAGCCACTAAAGCAGTTATTGCAACTATGACCCCTAATACTGGACCGCTTATCATTCCTATAACACTAATTATAGT